AACTATTTAGGCAATATGGGTAATTCATGTTTTCGTTATACTATAATCGAGTCTCGGTCTGAGACCACTGCACCACCCTCGGTGTGCTCACCGAGTGTGGTTCATCCGGATGAAATCAACCTCGAAACAGATGTATCGTCGGGCCATCCCAAGAAAATGTCCAACCATTATACAGTCAATTATCCTAACCATGAGAAGCGGACCAGTTCGACACTTTACAATAAAACCCATCACGAATTATGCCATATCAAAGATATGGGATGTTTCATATGTGGCAAGACCCACAAAAAAGACGGCATTGCAACGGAAACCCATCACTTCTTCTGCGAATGGGCGGGTCAAAACGGCGTCGATTGGATAAAATTCGGTCAATCCGCTAAGATGTTGTATAACCCACAAACGGGGGAGAACATCGGCAACGTGTTCAATTGGTCCGCTGTTTCCAAGAATCCCACTATATTCGTCGACTCGCCGCAAAACATGATAGTTCTTTGTAAAGAGCATCATATATCGGGCAATCGCGGGATTCATCACGTCCCCTTTCCAGAATGGATATTGCAAAAATTCGCCAAACCCGGTGTCGAGTTCTTATTATAGGGTCCCCGAAACGCGACCGTCTTTATATTATGAAACGCAATAAATATAAATAGGCGACGGCATATTATAGATATATGCAACCCCCGTCTGTGCTACACACCCATATCCAAGAAAAGTTGGATTTCTTCTATATGAATAAACAGATTCCCCATATTCTTTTTCATGGGTCATCGGGCTCGGGGAAGCGGACCCTGGTATATCAATTCCTAAACCAGATTTACGCGGGCGATAAACACAAAATCAAGACGAATACAATGATTGTCAATTGCGCCCACGGCAAGGGCATCAAGTTCATCCGCGAAGACCTCAAATTCTTTGCCAAGACCAACATACAATGCAATTCGGGGGTCATGTTCAAATCGATTGTATTGCTAAATGCCGATAGTTTGACGGTGGACGCCCAATCCGCCCTTCGCCGATGTATCGAATTGTTTAGCCATAATACGCGGTTTTTCATTATTGTCGAAAATAAACATAAATTGCTAAATCCTATCTTGTCCCGGTTTTGCGAAATCCATGTACCAGAATATATGGTCGATGGCCACCTCGCCAATTTGCATCAACGCGCCATCCGGCAGAAATATACATTCGAATACGATTCGGGGCGCCGGCAAGTAATGGCGTCGATATTGGCGGCGTTATTACGCGATAAACCGGATTATGCTAAGATTGTCGATATATGCAATGATGCGTATGACCGGGGATATTCGTGCCTGGATTTGATGGCGGCCATACGGGAATCTGCGGAGATTGGCGAACTGGAACGAGCGCGCGTCGGAATAACATTCCAGAAAATCAAATCGGAATACCGGAGCGAGAAGTTGCTGATGTTGTATTTGATTCTGGCGTTGGATGCGTTTATCTAATTAAATAAAAAACGCGCGATTCTTTATTTAATGGACGATTTCGTTATTTCCAATTTGCGCGAGGCCAGCAACGAATGGTCGAGCCGTCTTGTCAGTATTTTCGCCCCCTTGGTAAATGAAGGTATTACCTCCATTTTCAACGAAGCCTGGAAGATGTGTTTAGACAATAACGAGGCCGGCAAATACTTGATGACATTCCAGAATTTGTTGTCGAGGGTGCCTAAATGGAATGCCATTATCGTCGAAGAAGAGCGCAAGCGAATTATCGAACGCAGTGGATGCAACTATTTAGAAGATTTGATTACGTGTGTTCATGTAATACAACTCAAGGTGCTCACTTCGATACGCGTGGGTAATAAGCAAAAGCAAATCGATATTGCGATTCCGAACTTGGACCATTTCATCCACAAGGTGTATATCCATGTCGCGCGAAAGGTCTATATGAATGTCTATTTGTTTGAGAAGAATATCTCGCCACTGCAAATACAGAAGAATGGGCGCGAATTAGAGGTCATTATCCAAGAATGTATATTGACCACCATTCGCGAAAGTATTCCGACCGAGGCCATTATTCGGGCCTATATGGATGAAACGGTGGAGCACGAGGAAGATGTTCGTATAGAGACCCTCGACAATACCGGTTCTGAAGAAAACAAAGATGGTGCGGATGGATTGGCCTCGGATGACACCGAAAAGAAAGAGTCCGACCTTTTCCCCGAACCGGCGGATGAGAAACCGCCCGCCGTGGTTCCCGCTATACAAAACATCGACAATGAGAATGTCGTGACCCGGCTCACATTCAACGATTACGATGCGGTGCTAAATGGACTGGACGAGAAGGAGACCGTCGAAGCACCCAAGACGATTGAACGCCTGGAGGAAATCAGTGCTTCCCGGGCCATACAGAGGAAACTGGAAGAGGAAGCGGAAGATATGGAGGACCGCATCAAAATCCATACCGACGCGGTCGATTTGTCGAGTCTTGGTATAATGGATATGGGGAAAACGGACCAATCTTTATCGGATGTTCCTCTGCTGGAATTTGAAGAGCTACTATAATGTAACTCTTGGTATGGTCGATATTATATAGAAAATCTATAATATCGAAATCAGCGGATTAGAATCCCGGCGTATCCGTAAATATTTCGGCCGTACCTGGCACTGGAATGGTCTTTGTATCGGTTATGACATTGAGGAGTTGCGATATATTGCCGTTCAGATGATAGAAGGCAAACGTGGCCGCACACGCAGATAAGAAGACAATAATGGCGTCTTTTACTAAGAATTTGAGGGGTTTCATTTCTTTGTCGACGTATTTCATTATAACGATTTTGACTAAAGTAAAGACAAAGGTGGTTAAAAGGGAAATGATGATAATATTTTCCATCCTAATAATAAATCGGGGAATAAATATAGTACCGTGTTGAACGCATTATTACAATTCATTTAAAATAAATCTTCTACATATTCGACTAATCCTCTACCAGCCGCATCGCCTACTCCAAATCCAAGTCCGAGTCCGGCACCTTCTGCGATATTTGCACCTATTCCGTTAGGTTTTATTTCCACCACCTGTGGTTGAGGGGGGTATGGCTGACCTTGTTGTTGAGGAGGGTATGGCTGGACCGGTGGTTGAGGGGGATAAGGTGGACGCTCTTGGTATTGCATACCAATATTGCGCCTTGATAGTCCACGTCTTGAATTATACCTCCTTTTTGCTACGGATTTTCGTTTCTTATATCGGCGACCAACGGTTTTTCTTCGCCTACTAGATAAGGGCATTATATATATTTACAAGAATTTATCGTCCAGAATACACAGGAATTCGGTCAATATTCATGCATCCGTCTAAGACATCCGCTGTTTCGAATTGGCTAAAGAAGGGGAAGTTCAATTGCGCCTCCGGCGTATGCTCATGGGTCGTACGCGCAATCATCTTATACAACTTGAAATTGGGGTATCTCTCCTCCCCATTTGATTTGTATAGCACATTTTTTCCATTATCGTCTAAACACCATCGGTTTATCGTTCTTTGGAAATCGTCCATTTCCTTCACCGGCATTCCCTCTTCGATAATAAAATCGTATATGGAGCAACCTAAACGGCACAAATCAAAGGCATAATTGGGCTCTAACCGGGGTTTTCGGCGATTAAAAAAGGGTTCGAAATTGTATTGGGTAGATGCGTCACCCCCCGGGGCAAAACTGTCGCTGCAAAACTGTTTGCCAGCGAACTTGTATATCCCCCTACCGAAATCGATGATTTTGAATATACGACCATAGGTAGGAACCCGATAGTATTTATTGTTATAGCAATATTCTAAGAATTCTTGGTCGGTGTTGATAAACATCACATTATTTGTATGTAAATCGTTGTGGGTAAATTGGAATGCTTTTTGGTATAAGAGGAGGGACATGATGACTTGGAATAGAGCACTGGCGCCGATTTCGGGGTCGACGATTCCTTGGACAAAGAGTTCGTCCAGGGTTCCTGTGCATTTCTCTAAACATATCATTTGAACGGGGAAATTGTTTATATGGGCAATTACCTGCTCCTCCTCCTCTTCTTCGCCATCCTCCGTTCCCGATTCGTTAGAGTCGGTTTCCCAGTCGTCTTCGTCATCTTCATCGTCTTCGTCTTCGCCCTCCTCATTGCCTTCCCCTTCGCTGCTATAGTTGACCTCACTATTATTGGATGACCCGGTCGACTCCGAATTATAGGATGCATTTGATAATATTTGAATTTTTTTTGATTTTTCATATACCATTTCCAAGTCCGTAACGGGTGTGGGGGATTCTATCGTATCCTCAGTGTCTTCGGTTTCTGCCGTATCGACTAAGATGTCCGATAATAGGTCAACATTGGATTCGCCGTTGTCTTCTAATACATTCAATTGCAATTTATTTTTATTGCCACGACTGCCGAAGTTGGCGTAGTCCGTTCTCGGCTCGAAATTTTCGATAGTGAACCGTTTGCCGATGTGCTCTACGAAGAAATTCGAATTATTCAAATACTCTAAATCGTCCTCAATATTCATCCTAAAGTCCTCCTGAATGCCCAAAAAAGAGCCATAATAATCGATGCCGTTTTTGAAATTGTGGTGATTCAATAGTTGACTGGTGAGAAAACTGAAAAAAGAGTCGACATAGGATGCATTATTGGCGAGGGCCATCTTAGCATGGGTACTATCGCCGTTGACCACGGTAGGGAGATTCTTGAGTTTATCAATGTCCGCTTCGTATTTCCCAATCATGTATCGGACGGGGTCTAAGAGGGGCGAGTATTTCACAAAGACGGGGCGGCGATGTACCTCCTTTGTCTCTAAATCGACCACTTCGTCTAAATTCTTGACCAAATATTTGTGATTTAAACAAATCTGGTTATAATTGGTTTCGGAGAGTTCGAATAAATCGCCTAAAACGGGGTTGTATTGCTGGACCGAATCGATGTCGCCCAAAAGTGCCGGCTCTGGCTCCAGATTCTTTGTTTTATGATACTTTATAGCGAATTTAGCATATTGGTCAGTGATGGGGTCCATTCAGTTATAATTAGTTTAAACATAAAGATTTGTGATGTAGAACGAAATATGTTGTATGTGGGAAATGCCATATTAAAATTATACAAAATAATAAAGGTAAAGGGCACAAAAACCAAAAAAACGTTCGCACCGTCGTAAATAAATGTTTCTATAGTCTATTATAAATGACTTTAGAGCTAAAGAAATTCGATATGCGAAGTATTACATTCAAACCCGATGAAAATAAGGGCCCCGTCATTGTTATGATTGGTCGGCGTGATACTGGTAAGTCGTATTTGGTGCGTGACCTTCTCTTCTATCACCAAGATATACCGATTGGTACGGTCATGTCGGGAACAGAAGCCGGAAACGGATTTTATGCGAGTCATGTGCCTAAACTCTTTATTCACGAAGAATATAATACCGTCCTAATTGAGAATATTCTAAGACGACAAAAGGCCGTCTTAAAACAGGTCGCCAAGGAAATGGAAGTCTCCCGACGTAGTACAATTGACCCCCGCACCTTTGTTATTTTAGACGATTGTTTATATGACCAAACCTGGACCCGCGATAAAATGATGCGCCTTCTTTTCATGAACGGCCGCCAT